ATCAGTATCGTTATCTAACAGCGTCCATATCTCGCTCTGACGATAGGGCCAATACCAAACATACAGCTGATTGGCCGTCCAGCAACAGGGGAATGCCAATCCTTCCGCGCTGATATAGAGGCTCTTGTCCTCTGCCACCTTGCAGCGCACGCAGGTTTGGTCCAGATACTGTTGCATGCTTCCAAAATGGTCCACCAGCTGCTGTTCCTTGAGCAAGCTATCATTGTGCCATTGGGGATCAGCGGGTTTCTCTATGTGATATTCAACCTGGCTATTGCGGCTCCAAACTTCTTGGCTATCCTTGCCCTGCAGCTTGGTGTTGCTGAAGAAACGCCCGGTCTTCTTGGTGCGGAACTGTGCGAACCCAAGGCGCTGGCTCAGTGCGCGTGCATCTTCTATCTCATGCTCATTGTGTTTGAAAACGATGTATTCCCAGTGCGCGATACCCCCGGCGTCTATGAATGCCTTGGCATTGTCAATGATCTTGGACCAATTGGTGCCGCGTCGATAGAGATGATTGGTGTCTGCCAAACCGTCAATTCCAAACTTAACATAGTCGCCCTTGTTGGTCAGCACTCTGCCGAGATTCGACCACCATGCGGGTGTCCTCGCACCTCCGTTGGTGTGCAGTCCCAGCTTGATCTCAGGGTTGATGCTGCGCAGCCATTGATAAACCTCCAGCATGTCGTTGGCCACTATGGGATCTCCGTAGTTGCCGCACATGTAGAGCCTGTTCAGTTGCCGCACGAAATCCTCGGGCATGATGCGCTGTATATCAGCCAGGCTCAATTCCGACTGTGGCAGCAAATCGTTCTCTGGTCCACCAAACTTGTTGCGAGCGCACATTGGACAGCTGGCATTGCACTTGCTGGTCAGTTCCAGATGCACGGATGTTATCTCTGAATAATCATATATCATCAGAGTCATCGATCAACAGCTTCACGGCAGCGCCTGGTCCAATGCGGCTGGGCAAGTCTCCGTGGGCATCCACATACCATGCAATCACAGCCCGATACCAAGCGTGGCTGTCGTGGTGCGCTGCTTGATTGAAACGCACCAGATCATGATTGCCAAATCCATCGCCAGAGGCCAAGACACGGGCTGCTTCCTTCTGCAGCTGCCTCGGTGATAGCAGCGTTAGGTCTGTGGTCATTTGCGTCCTATCAGCATGTATCTCGTGTAGAGTGTACAGTCAAGTTCCCCTTCAAACAGCAATTCACCCATGGGATATTGCCGCTTGAATTCCGTGAGATCATGCACGCTATTGTTGTGCTGGTCATTCTCATGCCAATTGTTGTTCTGCAGTATCACGTGCCTGCCACGTGGGATGCGATCCCACCAGGTGTTATCATCCCCCATGTGATCACAGCTGGTGTTGATAACGGTATCTGCTGATTCATTGATAGGATGACTCATACGGTTGTTGATCTTGCTCCAGAAGCTCCACTCGAATGCATCATAATCAAGCGCATTTGCATCGATAGTGAATGCCTTGAATTTCCACCCATTTATGACTGCTGATTTGTTCATTAGCTCAGCGAGGTCAGCACAGCGTGGATCTATGTCGAAACTGCGCACATACTGCAGCCCTATAGACTCGGGGTCTTGGAACATGAGATAGCCAAGCGTGCCTATCCAGCCACACAGCGTCCATGTGCGACCTAATCTAAGTCCTAGTTCCTTGACTGCTGCTATCAACCACATTTTGCTTGACAACTGGCCATAGCTAAATGCATCGTTAACGTTGACTTGATTTGCACTCTCATGCGATAGCACAGCGATATAACGATCCAGCAAGTGTTTATGATCGGGTACGATATCTAGCATCCTGCGCAAGTTGCGCAGATGTTGCACAGTAATATCTACTTCAATGTCGTCCATGTCATTTGCGTCCTATCAGCATGTGCCTCAGATAATCACCACAGTCTAACGTGCCCTTGAAGAACACTCGCGAGCATCTGGTCCTAGCTGCTAAGTCGTACACGGTCTGCATGCTATTCACATGGCCATCGTGCGATTCATGGCTGCTGCATTGCAATATGACTAACCTGCCATTCGGGATGCGTGAGAACCAATCATCGAAATCGTGCAAGTGCTCGCAGCTGGTGTTGATGATCGTATCGGGAGTCTCGATCAGAGGCGCCACTGATCCATCATAGCGCACGGTGTCATATTCAAAATCACTATAGCCAAATGCACACACATCGAGCGTGGAAGCTTTGAATCGCCAATCGTCGAGAACCCACGGTTTGTTCAGTGTGTCTGCGAGCAGGGCACAGCGATCGTCGATGTCAAAGCTACGGATCATCTGCAGTCTCAGCTTGGGTCTGTAACACTGCATCATGAGAGCCAATGTGCCTATCCATCCGCAGGCTATCCATATGGTTCCCAATGACAGATTGAATTTGCCTAGCTCACTCAACAACCAATGCTTGCTACGCAATTGACCTTGGCTCCAGGCATCACGCCCCACGCGATCGCGATCCAACTGATCCAAGATGAATATCTGACGCAGCATCAGCAGATGATCATCGTATTGATCGAAATGATCGCTGAGGAAGCGCACCACAGGAGGCGTCACTCCGTCGTCATGTAGGCAATCTAGGACCTGCTTGGTGACTCTCTTTGGCAGAGGTTTGCTCATATCATCAGACCATGGCGAGGCGGATGTATGTAGGTTTGCTTGAACCATTGGCTGGTCAGCTGATCCAACTCGGGCACGTGGAGATTGAAATCATCGCGCAGCAAGCGATTGTATTGCTGCAGGGTGGCCTCGAGATTCAGATACGAGACCTTCTTCCATCTGGTTGCGAACCAATCATAGTCATTGATCACCGTGTTCTCGATCGATCCACTGTAGAGATCATGGAACCCCTGCCGTGCACCCAACATCGCCCAGGCACCATTTGGTACGTCTCGTCCCACGCTCATCCATATGTTAAGCTTGCTGCGGTTGCCTTGATATAGGTCTGCTATCTCTCGCAGGGGATCAGACATTGGTCTGCCGTCCAGATAACTCATCTTGACACCTTCTCGATAGCCAGCTCGCCATGCCTGGAAGGGCGAGGCATTATTGACACCTATGCTGCCTAGAACATCAACTTGATAATAGCGCAATGTCCAGCAGAAATCAGTGCTGTCGCTGCTCTCATGAGTGTTGCTGGCCAGCAGTGCGGACTTGGACCAGCATTTGATGCCACCATTGCCATATTCCAACCCGTTGATGGCATTACGGCTCTTGAAGCTGAACACCACATCTTCCATGCCGCTGTCGTCCAGCACAGTCTCCAATGCGTCCATCGATATCCAATTATCACCGTCGATGGTCACGAATCGATCAGTGGCACTGGCATCAGCACAGGCTTTGTGTGCGGCTTCAAACCCTTTGATGCCATGGGTCCTCTTGGCAGTTGGTACCAGAGATTGGACCCGTTCCCAGTTCTCATCACTGTTGGGTTCATCATAGCTGATATAGAATATGTCAAGCTCAAGTGGTCGATGCACTGTCACGACGCTGTCTTCTCATATTGTTCTCTGAGCCATTGCCAGTCATTGATACGCATCAAAGCATCCGTGCCTCGATTATCATAACCAAATGTTCTACCTGCCTGTGCACCCAGCAAGCACCAATGGCCATATGGTCGTTTCTGCCCGACCGTGCACCATGTCTCCAGCCGCTGTTGCGTCTCTTGATCAACCTGCCCATCGATCACACCGCTGGCCAACTTCGCACATTCCCTGAATGCGCTGCGCCATGTGTTGAATGGATCCGTGTTGAACGCAGTGAGATTGCTGACTTGATTGACCACCTTGTATTTGCGATTGATGCTGCTGGTCATGTCAGGCTTGTAATGCCTGCGGCTCAGCTGTCGCACATCTGCTGTGGGTAGCAGCTTGACTGCTCCATATCCATATACCAGATCATTGATTGGATTGACTGCCCTGAACACATGCACGTGATCCAATTGATGATCGAGCACTTCCAGATCAAACGCAAACTGTTCGTAGATCACAGCGTCACCGTCCACGCAGTAGAACATGTCAGTGCTGACCACGTTGGCTGCTTCTATGTGAGCAGCATGTATGCCAGGGACACCGTGCACTCTCTTGGCTTGGCCGAAACGGGATCGCAGCAGATGCCAGTTGTCTTCGGCATTTGATTCCTCGTAGCTTATGAACACTATGTCAAACATGCTATGGTCCTTTGATGATGCTGTGCAGATCTGGTAATGCCAGATCCACTGTGCGATTATTGAATCTATCAGCCAACCAGTCAAAATCGTTGATGCTGTGCAGCGTGGTGCCATCGGGATCGCTGGCATTTTCCAGATAGAAAAGTATGCCAGCCCTGGCACCTTGCACGCTGTCTTCTGCCCAAGGCACGTCGTTGGCTATGGCAATCCAAGACAGCAATCTCTCTCTGCTATCAGCATCTCCAGTGGTGGCTATGTTGTGGCACAGTTTGACTGCTTCGCGGAATCCGCTTTGCCAACTGCTGCGCTGATCACAATTGAAATTAGTGGTAGCTACTGTTTCTTCTATGATCTTCATGTTACCCACTGTAGTGGTGAAATCTAACCAGTTGCCGCTGAAGTCACGAACTGCATCTGTTGGCCATAGCTTGATGGCACCCCAACCATATGTCAATCCATTCACTGGATTTCTGCTGTGCCATAGATGTAGATATTGCCTGTCGCTGTCTGGTGGCCGATAGTCAAATAGGAAATCATCATCTGCCACGGTGTCCGCGTCAACGGTCCAGAACATGCTGGTCTCGGCCATTTCAGCACAGGCTTTGTGCGCATTGTGTATGCCCTTGACGCCATGCACTCGCTTGGCACGCGGTAATCTCTCTCGCAGACGTTCAAAGTTAGCATCAGCATTGGCCTCGCGATAGCTCATGAAGAATAGGTCATAGGGTCTCACAGTGCTAGCAACAGTTGGCATGGCCTTGATGTTATGGAAGCTGCCCTGTGCAGACTCTTCTGCGGTGGGCATGTAATCATGCGGTATCAGATAGACACCTGTGTGATCTCCATTGCTGGAGCGCCATACATGCACATATCTGGAATCCCAGGCTGTAGGTCTCCAACTGTAATCCCAGTCTTGCACGGGCAACACATCATCTGTGATCAACCAATACATGTCGCTGTTCGTCTGCGACCTTGCCTTGGCACAGGCGTCCGTGACCCTGTTTTCCGAGGCATGCACCACATCCAATGGCACCAATCTATTGGTGGGCCCTGTCATGGTCTTGCAGGCAGATAGCCAACCTAACTCCAATTCATCAGCCGACACCTTGTGGCTCTTGGGTATCAGATAGACTCCGGCAAACGCATCTTGTCCGACGCCGTTCTCATTGGGCCATGCCAAGGGCAGTTGCCTATCCCAGGATTCTGGTTTCCAAGTGAGATCCATGTGTGGTGACAGCACCACATCGTCTGTCACCAACCAAAACATGCTGGTCATTGATAGATTTCGTGCCTTGAGTGCTGCTTCACTCAATGTTGATACTGCACCTAGGCTCTGTGCGTTGGGATACTGTTGTTTGAAAGCAGCATAGGCATGTTGATTGACGCTGCGCTTGCTGCAGAAGATGATGTCATACATTACACAGCTGATAGATGTTGTATCTGATCATATCCAACCAATGGCCGAGGAGGATTGATGTAGATGCGTTTGAAAAACCTGCTCTGTTCGGCATCGAGATCTGCCACGTCTATGCCAATGCCCTGTCTCAGCGCCACGCCAAGACTGCGGCTCTCTGCCACGGGATCCAAGGACTTGACCTCTTCCCACTGCGCAGCGAACCAATCGTAGTCGCTTATCATCGTGTGATCTTTTTCAGTCAGGTTACAGTCATATGCGCCAAGCCTAGCCCCATAGATGCTCCATGCACCGTTATCCACGTCAGCACCCACGCTGCACCAGATCAGCAGTTTATGCAGGTTATAGATCCATATGCGGCTGTTGAAACTGTCTCGCGGTACCTTGTTTCCATTCTCCAAACTCATCTTGACACCCTCGCGATAACCGCTGCGGAATGCCTGATATGCGCTGCCATTGATCATGCTGGTGCTGTAGGTGCCAAACACCTCGTGGTACTTGGCATTCCAACAGAAATCCACCTTGCTGGCATCAGCTGAGCTGTTCTCATGGCTGTTCATGGTTCGCACGAACTGCTTGCTCCATAGCTTGAGGCCGCCGTTGCCGTACACCAGTCCATTCACATGATTACGGCCCGCCCAGGTCCATGCATGATCATGCTGATCATCGCCGATGTCTAGGCGCACACTGAGGAATCTATCATCGATGCGATTGTCCCCGTCCACGGTAACGAAGAAATCAGTGTCAGCGACATCAGCACAGGCCCTGTGTGCGCTATCAAAGCCCTTGACACCGTGCACGCGTTTGGCCCACGGCACAGTGTTGATCAGATCGGCATACAATGCTTCGGCATTGGGTTCATCATAGCTGAGGAACACGAAATCAAATTCACCTATCTCACGCTGCATCGTACCTCACATATATGCTGTAATCACCTTTGATATCTACCGGCACCCTGATGTTCTTGACATCGCCGGTGTCAGCAGCGTGCGGATAGAGATCTATCTTGCTGATCAGGTAGTTTGGATCGTTCTTCATGGTTATGTAGAACACGATATTCCTGGCCTTGGCTCGCAC